TAGTTGTTAGTTCAACTACCCAAGTTGCTAACTTGAGTGTTGCTACTGCAGGTAGTGCAACTACAGCAGGTACAGTAACTACTGCGGCGCAGCCAAACATTACTAGTGTTGGTACATTATCTGCATTGACAGTTGGTTCTAACGGTGCATTGACAACAACTAACATTACAGCAGGTGCAAACACAACAGCTGGTTACTTAACTGGTAACTTCTTATTAACAGCAGGTTCTCGTCATCAGGCAACTTACTCTTAATATAATCAAATTCATAGACACTTTCTTAAAATGATAAGTAAGTGTCTATGAACATTTTTCAATCATCGTATGAAGCAAGGCTTCAAGATTGGTTTCAATTACGGAATTCCGTATCAAGTTTACCCTTACAGGACCAATGTGTCACTATAGATAAATGGTGGCAAACTGCGCCATTAGTTACTCACCATTTGCATCCGCATGATATGGATAACTGGCCTAATCCTTGGGAACTTTTGTCCGAAAATACCTATTGTGAGGTTGCAAGAGCACTAGGAATGTGTTATACTCTATATCTAATAGGTGTAACTGATATAGAAATGGTTTTAGCAAAGAATAATATAGCAGAAGATGTGGTACTAGTCCTGGTTGACAACGCAAAATATATACTGAATTACTGGCCCAATACGGTCATAAGTAATAGTCTAGCAGAATTCACCGTAGTACAAAAATTAGATATAACAAAAATAACAGAGAAAATAGGTAAAATATGATAATAAACGTCATCAAGCGATCTGGCGCAAAAGAGCCTCTCACATTAGAAAAATGGCAAGCACAAGTAGCAAAAGTATGTACAGGGATAGCAGATGTTAGCCCATCAATGGTAGAAATAAAATCTCAATTACATTTTTATGATGGTATTACTACTAAGCAAATTGATGAGATTACATTACGTGCTATTGTAGATTTGATTGATGTAGAGAATAACCCAGATGTTGGTCACACTAATTATCAATATGTAGCAGGTAAACAACGTGTAAGTATGTTACGCAAAGATGTATATGGTTCATATACACCTTCCAGACTATATGATATTGTAAAGACAAACGTAGAAACAGGATTATATACTAGTGAACTACTAGAATGGTATACTGAAGAAGATTGGGACAAGATGGATAGTTTCATCGACCATTCTAAGGACGAAAGTTATAGTTATGCCGCCATTGAACAATTGATAGAAAAGTACTTGGTTAAGAACCGTAGTACAAAACAAACATACGAAACACCTCAAGTTCGTTATATGGTTGCGTCAGCAACTATCTTCCATAACGAAGAACCCAACAGCGCAAGAATGCGTTATATAAAGGAATATTATAATGCTGCCTCAGACGGATTATTTACTCTTGCTACTCCTGTCCTCGCTGGTCTCGGTACCCCTACTAAACAATTCAGTTCGTGCGTACTCATTCGCAGTGATGATGACTTGGATAGTATTTTTGCTTCTGGTGAGATGATGGCAAAATATGCTAGCAAACGTGCTGGCATTGGATTAGAGATTGGTAGACTACGCCCATTAGGTAGTCCTATTCGCGGTGGCGAAATCATGCATACAGGTATGATTCCGTTCTTAAAGAAATGGTTTGGCGACCTACGTAGTTGCTCACAAGGAGGTATTCGAAATGCAAGTGCTACAGTATTTTATCCCATTTGGCATCATCAGTTTGATGATCTTATTGTTCTTAAAAACAATCAAGGTACAGAAGAAACAAGAGTTAGACACATGGACTATGGAGTTGTCCTTAGTGCATTCTTTTGGCGCAGATTCAAGAATAAGGAAAACATCACCTTCTTTGATCCGAATGAGGTACCCGACTTATACGAAGCATTTTACAAGAACACAGAACTATTTGAAGAACTGTATGTAAAATATGAAAAGCGTAAAGACCTACGCAAGAAAACTATGAATGCAGAAGATGTATTCAAGAGTGGTATTCTAAAAGAACGCACTGACACTGGTCGTATCTATCTAGTGTTTATTGATAACGTTATGAATCAAGGTCCGTTCGATCCTGAGTATCATACAATTTACCAGAGTAACTTATGCTGTGAGATTCTTCTTCCTACTAAATCTTTTAAACGTCTTGATGATAGTGACGGTCGTATCGCTTTATGTACGCTCGGATCTATTAACTGGGGTGCGTTCCGTAATCCTGAGGATATGCGTAGGGCTTGTCGCATTCTACACCGTAGCCTCAATAATATATTGGACTATCAAGACTTTCTAAGCATCCAAAGTAAACTAAGCAATGATGAGATTCGTCCATTGGGCATCGGCGTTACTAACTTGGCATACTGGCATGCAAAGCGTGGAATGAAGTATGGTGAAAAAGATTCGCTAGCTGAAGTTAAAAGCTGGATGGAACATTTATCATTTTATCTAACAGAAGCAAGTGTTGAACTAGCCAAAGAACGTGGTGCATGTACGGGTAGCGATAAAACACGTTATGGTCATGGTATCTTCCCTTGGGAACTACGTGCTAAAGGTGTTAATGAACTAACAGACTTTACTCCAGAACTACCTTGGGAGCTACTACGTGCAGAAATGAGAGCTTATGGTGTCCGTAATGCTACACAAATGGCAGTAGCTCCTGTAGAATCAAGTAGTGTAGTAATTAACTCTACTAACGGTATTGAAATGCCAATGAGTTTGATTAGTGTTAAAGAAAGTAAAGCAGGAAGTTTTGTTCAAGTTGTCCCTGAGTATCATAAACTAAAGAACAAGTATCAAATGATGTGGGAGCAAACTGACTGTGAAGGTTATCTAAAGACAGCCGCAGTTATTGCAGCTTATGTTGACCAGAGTATCAGTACTAATACATTCTATAACCCTGCACACTTTGCAGATCGTAAAGTTCCAACAACACTAATCGCTAAGAATTTGATGCAAAGTCACATGTGGGGATTAAAAACATTCTACTATAGCTTAATTAACAAGCAAGGTAGTAAAGAAGTTGCAGACGATGCTCCATTAGAAGTTATTGACTTTGATATGGAAGAAAACTGCGAAAGTTGCAAATTATAAAATTATGTCAAAACAACAATATAACCTAAACACTAAGACAGATTACTTGAATAGAAAAATGTTTTTGGACCCGGAAGGTCCCGTAACCATTCAAAGATTTGAAGAAGTGAAATATAACAAACTAGTAAAAATTGAACAAACTGCACGTGGTTTCTTTTGGGTTCCAGAAGAAATTTCATTAACTAAAGATGCAAATGACTTCAAAGATGCTAGCGATACAGTCAAGCATATCTTTACAAGTAACCTATTGCGTCAAACTGCATTAGATAGTTTACAAGGTCGTGGCCCCAGTCAAATCTTTACACCTGTGTGTAGTATTCCTGAATTAGAAGCATTGATGTATAACTGGAGCTTCTTTGAGACTAACATTCATAGTCGTAGTTACAGTCACATCATTCGTAATATCTATAACGTACCAAAAGATGTGTTCAATACTATTCACGATACACAAGAGATTATCAGCATGGCCAGTAGTGTTGGCAAATATTATGATGACTTGCATACTATTAACTGTCGTAAAGAATTAGGTGAAGTTGTTAGTGAACATGACCACATCAAAGCAATTTGGTTGGCACTACATGCAAGCTATGCATTAGAAGCATTTAGATTCATGGTAAGTTTTGCTACAAGTCTTGCAATGGTAGAGAACAAAATCTTTATTGGTAACGGCAACATCATTGGATTGATTCTGCAAGATGAACTATTACACAAAGAGTGGACAGCTTGGATGATTAATCAAGTAATCAAAGAAGACCCTCGCTTTCTAGCAATCAAAGGTGAGTGCGAACAAGAAGTCTATCAAATCTATATGGATGTTATCCGTGAAGAAAAAGATTGGGCTAAGTATCTGTTCAAGTTCGGCCCCGTCATTGGATTGAACGCAAACATTCTAAATGACTTTGTAGACTATACAGCAGTGAATGCATTGAAAGATATCGGCATCAAGTATCAAAGTCCTGCGCCTAAAACTACCCCTATCCCATGGTTCAACAAACATAGTGACACAAGTAAAAAGCAAACTGCGCTTCAAGAAAACGAATCAACAAACTATGTCATTGGTGTAATGAGTGACTCATTAGACTATGACGAACTACCAAGTATTTAAAAGGAAAATAAAATGACAGCTATCGTATGGAGTAAGTATCACTGTCCTTATTGCGACCAAGCAAAGGCACTATTAACACAAAAGGGTATTCAATTTGAAGAACGCAAGATCGGAGATGGATTTACCAAAGAAGAATTGATTGAAGCAATCCCGTCAGCACGTACAGTACCGCAAATCATTTTAGATGGTGTACTGATCGGTGGTTTCACCGAACTTAAACAAAAATTAACAGAAAGCAATTAATGCAAATAGCACTAACACCAAACTCAGTATATACATTTAAACTTAACTCAGGTGAAGAACTAATCGCTAAAGTCACACAAGCAGGTGGTGACTTTATTCAGATTGAAGAACCAGTTTCTATTGCCCCTACGCAGCAGGGTATGCAAATGATTCCTAGTGTCTTTACCGCAGATCCTAAGGGTATTTTTAGACTAAATACTAGTAGTATTGCTCTTTATGCTGAAACTGACGATAGCGTCAAAATGAAGTATTTGGAAGCAACAACTGGTATTAAAGTACCAGACAAGAAGCTAATTTTAGGATAAAAAATGCCACAACTATGTAGGATAGGTGACACAAATCAAATGAAGGGTGCTATATTGGACGGTGCAACCACTGTGTTTGCAAACGGAAAATTAGTTGGTGTGCAGGGAAGTAAAATTAGCCCACACAACCCTAATAGTGGCCCGCATACTGCTGCCATGATTTCTGATGGTAGTCCTACAGTATTTGCTGACGGCAAACCAGTAGCAAAAGTTGGCTCATTAAATAGTTGTCTGTGTGGACATTCAATGGCACAGGGTAGTCCTGATGTATATGTAGCATGAGTGATACAGGTAAACAAAGTCCCTTAGGTGTTAATGCAGTTAACTCATACTTAACTGCTAAAGGTTTAATGATAAACCCAATCTTTGCCGGGTTTGTGGGATCATCACATAATTTTACTGATTACACTTTTGGTACTATATGCCAAACTACTTCATTGCGTGTGTTGACACATGCTATACGTGCAGGATACAGTTGTAACACTGACGGTGGCCCGTCAGCGACTACATATAACAATCTTATTAGTATAGGTGCTGGCTTTGTAAGTATTCCAATAACTAGTATAACATCAGTAGTTGACGCAGGTACTGATTATAAATATTTCAAAGTTACATACACAAATAGTGTAACACTTAGTGCTAACAGCTATGTAAGAATTTCAGGAGCTAATCCTGAAGGTTACAATGGTAATTGGTTAGTTGACAGTGTTGGCTCAGATACTTCAGGAGCAAAATATTTTAAAGTTGCAGTAACAGCTAATTATGGTACAGCAACTACCCCCGGAACATTTATTGCCGACACACAAGTACCTGCACTAGGTAATGCCAAATCACTATTATATACTTGGGAAAAACCAATTGGTTGGGTGGGTACTGGTACTTTTAACTTAGGTGACTACAAAGGTTGGGGAGGTTCTCTTTATAAAAATAACAGAGAAGCAAATGGTGAACCAAACGCAAACTCTAACACAGCTAACCCCGCAACACAATGGGGCTTTAACAGATTACTAGCATTGCAAGCTTGGATGGAGTTTAACTATAATAGCACACTTGAACAAGGTGATGATGTTAGTCCACCTGGATACAGAGACTTTCTGCAATCATTCAACACCGCTGCCGGATTTATTGCTTATTCAAACTCTAGTATTCTTCCTGTAGATAATTCTGCTACTTTTTTAGATGGCACCTACAGTAATATGAATGACTTGATGTCAGGTGATTTAACTGGTATTAGTTTAGCTACGAAAGCATTTGGTCAAGATTTAATAACAATGGGTAAGGCATTGAATCTTGAAACTATGTCTACCTTTGGTTTACCTAGTAACTTACTTAAAACATTAGCCAAACATAATGCACTGACTCAAAACATCAGTTTAGCCATCATTAGTGCTGGAATTAATACCAATGAATTAGATGCAATATTGGGAAATGCACTACAACCTACATTAGACCAAGAACAAAAATTATACGCTGCCTTTTATTTAACAGTTGGTCAAGGTTTAACTGATGCATTAATTCCATTGAATTGCAAAACTACAGGATTAACATCAATTGCTGACTTGTTAGATCCAATTAAATTATTCCCAAATAGTTATGCAACACTGACAGTACCGATATATAATACTACTACGCAACCTACTAATAGCAAAACATATTATCCCATATATGTCAACGGTGCTATTAATCCTAATTTAACTAGCACAGCAGTATTAAATCAAATAGGTGCTCAAGTACCAACTGGTACTCCTCTAGTAAGTGCTACTGCACCAGGTACTAATATTGTAATTCAACAGCCTGTTGTAGGGTTTGGGTCTTATCTATCATCAATACTTCCTCCCGCACAAGCAACAGCATGTGGTGCTCTTGCAACTTCATTCTTGCAAGTCAAAAACATTACCAATGTGCCTTTAGAAAAATTAGCGCAAATCGTTACTAACTTAGAAACTATAGTTGGTTTACCTGTTAACGGAACAAATGTTCCAACTAACTTAACATTGAGAAATCAAGGAAGACCGAAGATTGCATTGGGTAGTGGCCCGCAGGGAACATATACTGCTAGTGATTTCTTTGGTTGTATGAGTGGACTACCTTATAACGGACCATTAACTAACATACTAGCTAGAATTAAAGAAGTCGAGACACCTAAATTATATAACATCTATCATAACATGTATTTGGCAGCGTCATGGGAACGTGCTAAAGGATATATAAAACAAAATATATATAGTGTAAATATTCAGCCAAGTAATCCTAGAATAGATGATTGGTATTATACAATTACATTTGGACTAGAAACACCTGGTGGTGGTTATACTAGAGGTAATGCTCCCGCTCCTATAGTTACTTTTTATCCAAACTATTGTAATGCTAGTATGACATTAACAGTAGATTCAAATGACGCAAATCTCCCCGGCACATTTGGTCAGACAATAATAAAATCTAAAAGTTCCGGAGGTGCATACAAGTATGCTCGTACTACAACGTGTGAAATAAATGCTCCTACACCACCCATACCTCCCGAAGAATTCATTCGTATACAGGCTCCACCTATCGCAATGCTACCCATACAAGCTAATGGTGCATTTACAACCGGCGGGGTAAATGTAGAGGGTTATGCAAAGGGTAGTTTAGGCAGTGTATCTGAAGGCATTTGGTATTGGCCAAGAGGAGGATATGATCCTGGAATGAATCAAGTACTTCAAGGATATATTGACCAAGCTAATGCCGAGATTAATAGTATCAACACAAATAAACGAACTAGCTGTCAAAGCTTGAACAATTCATGGAATGCGATAGGTTCTCAATTAACAATTGAACAACGTGCTAGAGACTACGGTTTAAAACCTCCACTAGATACTGGTCCACCTACTATAGATAAAGGTGGTACAACTATACTACCGCAACGACAGAATAATTTGTCATTATATCCTACTGTAGTTTATAACTTTGTTGATAGTTTGTCTCAATATGGCCTTAACACAGAGCCACATATGTATGCTCAAACAATAGAGAACATAACTGATTATTCAACACCAGGTGGTCAAAGTGCTGTTGCATTTATGCGCCAGCAACGAAACCAAGAACGTTTGTCATTATTAGGTATTCCATTAGATAACAACATAGAAGACAAATTGCCATACGATCAGCAAAAGATATTGATTGCCAACGGTACATTACCTACAGCTAGGTATGATCCAAACATACCAAGTGGTTCTGTAACAGCAAATACAACAAATCCCTTCATCTCTACTACTGTCACTGGTCCAGTATCTACGACAGTGCCTTCAACACCAATACAACTTGATCCAATTGGTGCTGTTATACAAACTACACCGATTGGAATATATGTACCTGCTGACAATACATATCGTGTAGTAGATCCTTTGTTTGGTGGCGGACAAACAGTACCTATTCCAATAGATAATGGTAATGCATGGACGCCGTGGACATTTGGTGATGGGCCTAAACCATATAAGCCCGGTACACCAGGATCTTGGTCTGACAGTCCATATACCACCGTGATACCACCACCATTAAATACATGGTATACATCAAACACATTGTATCCATCAACATATAATGTATCACAAGCTATTGAAGAAGTTGTACGCTGTAACTGCGACTGCTGGCAATTAGCATAACCTAAGGGGTTTAATATGAAAGAGAAAATTAATTTTTTCAGGATTTTCGCCAGCATTACAATTGTAGTGTTAGGCTTTTTCTTGACCAACACAAGTGATCGATATTTTCTATTAGAAGATGCTCCTAAACCAGTTGAAGAAGTTGTCAAAGTAGCAAAGAAAGTTGACCCAAAACAATTAGCTTGTTTGGCAAAGAACATATTCTATGAGGCGGGCGGAGAACCTATACTTGGGCAAGCCGCAGTTGCTAGAGTAGTATTGAATAGAATTACACATGGATTTGGTTCTAATCCATGTAATGTAGTATATCAAGCCACTACTATACAACAAGAGAATGATGAGGGTGAAATGGAAAAGATTAAACTTTGCCAGTTTAGTTGGGTATGTGAGGGTAAAAGTGAACCAAATAAAAATAGCCCAAGATATCAGCAAGCTTCCCAAATAGCATATGAAGTACTAGCATATGATGCGTATAATGATGTAGTGCCTAAGTCTACACTATTCTTTCACAATTTAAGTGTACAACCAACATGGCCCTACCAGCAAGCAAAAAAGATTGGAAATCACATCTTTTATTCAAGAACAAAAAAGAAAGCAAATAATGGAAAATGAACATAACAGTGCGAACGGTAGAAGTAGCTATGACTCTACTGGTACAGGCTCGTTGATTCATTTTTTCAATCGTAATGTAACTCCCTACGCTACTGAGAGTAGTGGACCTAAATTTGACCTTATCCCTGTTGAAAAGCAAAAAGACATTATGGTCAATGTAGCACGATTACATGCCCAACAAGAGTATGATAGAATCATGGAACTAGTAACTGTGTTACAGAAGCAAGCTGAACAGATTAAGCATAGACTTGACTTAACAGATATGGTTCATGCGGCAAAGTATGAATTTCAATTGTCAAATGGCAACATATACTGGTTGTTATATGACCATAGAAAACAATTTACCAGATTAGCTATTTTAGGTCCTAATGATTGGTCAAGCAGCGCCCCGGAAGAATATGAATATCTAGCAAGAGTTAAATGGTTAGGCGATCATACTTGGATAGAGGTAGAAGATGATAAGTAAAAGTCCAGAACGTGGAACATTTCAAATAGAGACACAATTAAAGAGTGTTGAAGAAGGTACCACTACATCTGAACAAGCACAAGAAATGATTGATTTCTATCGTACTTGGCAACAAAGACGAGATGAATTAGAAGCAACCGACGAGTGGAAAATAGACAATATGGAGTACGATTTGCGTAGTACCCAATGGATTGTTGATAAAGTAAAAAGTGATGATGTATATGCCCAGCACCTGTATGCAGCAATGTGCAATCGTGACTTCACTAAGAATGATGTTATTCCTATACTAACTGAAAAGCGTTGGAGTTGTAGCTGGCGTAGTGCAGGTGGCATTATTGCTAACATGCAAGAGAAGGGCGATTATATTGATTGGTATTGTTCTGGTATAAGAAACAATGATGACTTAGATGATGACCAGTTTAGACAACTAACTAAAGAACAACAAGAGTTTCACTTAAAGATTAAAGCATATGTATCTGAGAGTGTCGTGACTGATGAAATTCGTTCTGACTTGTTAAAACTAGGTTGGATTGTAATTGATGATGACGAAACATACTAAATACAGTACAGGAGACTAACACATGGCTTATTCAGCAGCAGTAGTAGATCATTACGAGAACCCTCGCAATGTAGGTTCGTTTGCAAAAGACGATGAAGATGTAGGTACAGGAATGGTTGGAGCCCCTGCATGCGGTGACGTAATGAAATTACAAATCAAAGTAGATAAACTAACAGGATTAATAACAGATGCCAAATTTAAAACATATGGGTGCGGGTCGGCAATTGCTAGCTCAAGTCTTGTCACTGAGTGGGTCAAAGGTAAAACACTCGATGAAGCTGCCGAGCTCCGAAACAGTCAAATTGCAGAAGAACTTGCACTCCCCCCGGTCAAAATCCATTGTTCAATCCTTGCCGAAGACGCCATTAAAGCCGCAGTAAACGACTATAAACAGAGGCACTAATGTCAAATGATACAGCAAAATTTATAAACAGTCGCCGCCGTCATAAAAATGATATAGCAGTCGCAAGGCAAGTACGTATTGCAAAACAACACGGTTTAGGTTTTCACGATAAAGCAATAAAAGAACCTCATCGTTTAGCTAAACATCATGCTATGGATTGTGGTAATCCTGATTGTTATCTTTGCGGTAATCCTCGCAAAACTCATAAAGATAAGTTAACAGCACAAGAGAAGCGTATGTTCCAAGATGTTGAAAAAACGTCAGACAAACATAGCAATGGTATCTTACCAGAAGATACAGATAAATAAACATTTTAAAGGAAAAACATGTCAGAAACAATTAACAGTTTACATACAGCATATTCCGGAGAAAGCCAGGCACACACTAAGTATCGATACTTTGCAAAAATTGCACGTGAAGAAGGCTTTGAGGAAATTGCAAAGCACTTTGAGCATACAGCAGACCAAGAGTTACTACACTCATGGGGTCACTTAGAATTGATTATTGGTAAGCCAGACACACGCAAGTGTTTGGAGCTAGCGATTGAAGGTGAAACATATGAATTTACAGAAATGTATCCTCACTTCAAAGAAGTTGCTGAATTTGAAGGTAACTTGAAAGCTGCCAATGAAGCACAAAATCAAATCAATGAGTCAAAGGAACATGCGGAAGAATTCAAGGCTGTATTGGCCAAAGCTGAAAAGCGTTTTGCCGCACTTGCAAAAGTAGAACAACGTCACGCAGAAGCATATCAAGCTAAGTTAGATGAATTAAATCAAGTGGAGGTACGATAATGGATCACGTTTGTGTAATTTGCGGTCATGTACATGACGAAGAAACAGAAGGTAAGTGGGAAGATTTACCAGAGGACTTTCCTTGCCCAGAGTGTGGTGGCTTCAAAGCTGACTACGAAACAATTTAAATATTGATGAATCTACAGGATGGTTATCTGAGTTGGTCTGGTAACGGACCAACTTGGAGTGTAGATATCAAACCGGTAAATCGACCTGTCAAGTCCTATTACGAAGAAACTAAGTTAGTAGCTGAAAAAGTTTGGGCTGAAAAGCAAGGTAATATTCACTTATGCTATAGTGGTGGACTTGACAGTGAATATGTACTAGCAGTTTTCAGAACGTTGGGTATGCCAATTACACCTGTGATTATGCGTACACAATATAATCAACATGAAACACGATATGCATTTAAGTATTGTGATGAAAACAGCATTACTCCAATTATAATTGATTTAGATTATGATAAGTTTGTGGAGTCAGGTGAATTTTTAAAAATAGCAACAGAATACAAAATAGCCGCATTTCAAATGCCTAGTAATCTATGGCTTGCTAAACAGATAGACGGTACAGTAATAACAGGGGATTCTGATCCTCATTTGTTTTTAGTAAATGGTAATGAATGGTATGTGGATGAACTAGAACCGCTATATACACAATTCAATTTCTATGAGCAAAACAATATCCATGGTACACCGTTCTTTCTCAGTTACACCGCAGAACAGTATCTTGCGTTTTTAACTGATCCAACAATGCAACAACTATCAAACAATCAGATACCCGGCAAAACAGGATCTTATTCTAGTAAAGTTCATGTATATAACAATCAAAATAAATTTGTATTAGAGCAACGTGTTAAAAAACACGGATACGAAATTGTAGAACAAAGTCCTATTTTTAATCACCCTGACATTCAATTAGTCAATAGTTGGAAAGATAAATGGTGGGGTTCAAGTAATCATGCATACCATGCTTTAGTAGAAAAATTATCATGGATAAAATAGAAATGCTAATACTCACTGATGAGAACAAAGGTGAGTTTACTGACAAATTAAAACAAGCATTAAATCTTAGATTTGGTAATGAATTACCTGAAAATTATGGATACTTATATCCATGGAGTTTACTGAGTTTAATACGAGATGATGCAATAGACACATATCAATTATTATATGTCAATGACAAGTTTTGGACAGGTGCAGGTGGTATAGTTAGAGAATTCAACAATGAAAAAGTATATCAAGCAGGATTTCGTGTTTTTTCATATTCTGATCCAAGACATAAGGGACTCGGGGTAAAACCCTACAATCATAAGTACTGCACTACTTATCAAATTGAACGTGCAAAACTAAATGGATGTTCTAAATTAATATTGTCATTCAATGACTACAATTATCAACTATTTCAAGTTAACATAAAATATCTATTGCCAAAGGCTTTTCCTGACTACAAATTTGTTGCATCATCTAAACCAATATTGTTTAATGGAGTAGAACAATGGTTATTAACTTTGAATTTATAGTGGCATAAATACTTAGATGAACCCAAGACAAAAATTACTAATGATACAGATTTACGCCCACATACTGTTTGTACTGGGCTTGTTCTTCCTACCCTTAACAATCTCAATACCTGCAGTTATCATATCGCAGATAGTTTATGTAGGAATATGCGGTACTGCCTTTTTTCATAGAGCAGTATCTCACAAACAATCAATTAATCCATTAGTAGAAAAGATTTTGATATTGTTATCTTGGATTGGAATGTCAGGATCTGCACTAGCATGGGCCGGAACTCATAGAAAACATCATCGTTATAGTGACACAGAAAAAGACCCACACAGTCCAAAACACCATAGTAGATTGAAAACATATTGGTACTCTAGTGGTGCAGAAGATATAATAAGATACGTCCCTGATTTGTTGCGTAAACCTTGGTATCTATTTCAACACAAATACTATTTCAAAGTATTATTGATATTACATGTACTAGGTATATTGTTTTTATCTTTTACTTACTATTGGGCGTTGTTGATTGTACCTGCATTTTTGATGTGGTTCAGTGGTAGCCTAATCAATATATTTTGTCATGATGACAAAGGTCCTGTTAATGTATCTATTCTTGGCTACTTTAGCGGTGGTGAAGGCTGGCACAAGAATCACCACGAAGAACCTGCTAACCCTTCATTCAGACATTGGGCTGATTGGGGCGGACATTTACACAAATTAATGAGTGTAAAATGAAACTGAAACATAGACTACCGCCACATTGTGTAGTTGAGCATCTGTGTTTGGAAGATGACTTGCTTAGAGAGCTAGTCAACTGCGTGAATGAGTTGAATACTGAATTCAAATCAGTATTAGAAGTTAACAAAGGTCTGTGTGGGATTCATCATGAACTCTCAAAATCTGTATATGATAACTTTTTTCAAATTGGATTAACAGATAGCACCGTAGAAAATAAATCTATCACATTAGACGAATGTGAAGTTGTGCATGAAAGTCTGCACGATTCCGGTATTTTGTCTAATCACAAAAGAAAACAATCCTTAGGATTAGATGCATCTAGCGTGATGAATGAATCAACATACACAGTAAAGACTGAAATTTATAAAAGATATGCACATGTGTTTGACAGAATTACTAATAAGTTCAAGGGAAAAACCACTAGAATTCGTTTGGTAAAATTAGAAGCAGGTAGTAATATCACCCCGCATATAGATTATGATCCTAGCTATGCAGTTAGAATCATCATACCTGTCATTGCTGACCCTGAGTGTGTAAATTTATTTTGGGTTAAGAACAATGTTGAAGCTACTACATTTGTCCCGGGTAAAGCATATTTTTTAAATACAGGATACAAACATGCTGTACTGAATATGAGCAAGCATGATAGATATACCTTTATGATTTCTGTAAATGGAACCAAAGACATAGATCATCTTATACAAAAATGAACCTATTTACTTATAGATATTTAAACACACCTAACATAAATGTAATACAAGAAGAATTAACAAAATTCATTTTGCCATACTGTGAGGGCAAACCAACAGGTCTTTGGACAGTAGATTTGTTGAAATTTTTTGCAAATTGCCCAGATACAGTTCAATATTTAACTGAACTGAATGTATTAAACAAACTAACAAATGTATGTTATATTGTGGTTCATCCCGGTGCGGGGGAAAAAGATGCACATGTAGACAAAAATGTAGAGCCACCGATAACACACGGTGATAGTAAGGGCTGTCTCAGTATGAATTTTGGCATACAAAATTGCACAGAAACACCGGTAATATTCTATGAATATATAAGTGGACCAAAAGACTATGTACCATTGCCCGATCCTTCTGAAGGTTCTTATATATTCTATGCCAAATCAACACTAAAAGAAATTGATAGATATATTTTGAATACCCCGGTTATTATGAACAACACTGTTCCTCATGCTATATACAATAGCACGGATAATATTCGCATATCTGTAAGCTTTAGATTCTCATCAGACCCATGGAACTTGACCCAAACAAATCAGTAGTTATATTCAGTCATCCTAGAAGCGGTAGCACTTGGATACAAGACAGTTTACCGCAACTTAATTTAGTTGAATTATTCACAATGTATTGCCACATAAAGAGTGTTGATATCAATAATGGAATACGATACAGTTATTTACCTGAGCCGGCAAATGATTTAGACTATAGGTTTGAATTGTTTGACAAATTTCAAAAACAGCATAATGCGATATCCGTTAAGGTTCACTTACACTTGTTTACTGACCAAATCTGTAAATTTTTTGAGAGTAAAGATTTGCAATATGTATTATTAGAACGCAAGAACAACATAGATACTTTTTGGAGTTTGTTGATTGCACTTAACACATTAGAGTTGCACAACACAGTAAACACAAAAAGTATCACTGTATCTCGGCAGTCATTTGATGACACAATTCAAATTATGGATGTTTGCAGAAACAGAATGGATGAGGTTAGAAAACAATTTAGTCCTATTGAAATCAAATATGAAGACTTGATTCAAATGCCTCCTTCAACTATTTGGAATCCTAGTTCAAAATACACAGTACAAGATGCCAAATCAAAAGTAGAAATAGTTAACATTGAAGAGGTAAATTTTTGGTTAAAGGATAACGGTATATGAGTTTAAATGGTAATTACATTGTTAATGGAACTCCTATCAAAAACAAATTACAAGCACTTCTTGAAGCAAGCAAAACAACCGCTAAAGTACAATGGACATTTTTTGATGAAATTTTTGAGTCAGCAACAAAAAAATTTAACAAGCATGAAATTTCATTGAAGGAGTTATACAGGGATAGGGCACAACAATTAAGAGACTCATACGATTATTTGATTTTAAATTATAGCGGTGGTAGCGATAGTCATAATATCTTGATGACTTTCCTAGAGTACGGAATTAAATTAGATCATATTTATATTCAATGGCCTGAGAAATTAATGGACAAAGGAATATATACTCCTAATGCCATAGATAGAACAAATGCAAACTTTCATTCAGAATGGGATTTAGTGATAAAAAAAGATTTGGAGTGGTTAGCTAAAAATCATCCTGAAATTAAAATTGAAATAAATGATTGGACTACTACAGTTAAAGAACAATTTTATAAAGATGATATATTTGCAAATGACGTTAGTAATTTACCTAGTATTGCTAGAGCACAAAAACAAAATACATTCAGTACTATAGAAGGAACGCTCGCTTTACAAGGTAAGAAAGTAGCAAGTATATTTGGTGTAGATAAACCATGTGTAGTCAAACAGAAAAATCAATGGTTCTTTTATTTTGTCGATACTGCATGTATGGCACAACCCAATCCTGATAATCCACATGGCACTGAATATTTTTATTGGAGTCCAAACTTTCCAGATATTGCAATAGCCCAAGCTCTAGCAATGAAAAACTACTTTGAGATTAATAAAAAAAATATGTATTTGGTTCAATCACCATCAGAGAGGGCACTAATAGATCCTACTTTTGTGCATATGAACTACGAAAAACATTATTTTGAATATTCAATAGTTAGTGAAATTTCAAAATTAGTTTGTTACCCTTATTGGGACTTTAATAGATTTCAAGCAGACAAACCTTTTGCAGTACTTGACGGATTTAAAATGGGGACAAGAGCTTGGGACAATATACTTACACACGTACCTGATTTTGATAGAGTACAACAAGCATGGTCATACCATTGGAAAAGTTATCTAAATCAAATAGATTCACGATTTATGCGTAATAGAGATACATTAAAGTATTGTCAGACAAAATGGCACTATTTGTGTAATTCAACGGATAACCTGATAAATATGTGAATATGTAAAGGACCTATTAATGTTAGTTGAAAAAAATGAAGAAGACGGAGAAATGATATGGCCTATTGATGTACAGTATCCTAATTTAAATATTCCTGAAACATGGGACACGTTAGAAGATTTTGTTAAGTGGTATATGGAAGCAGGCAAACCAATTCTTGTACCATGGAATGCTAGGGTAATACGTACAGATGATGCAACTGCAATATGTGTATTTAAACATGATCGTTATTTAGTAGAAATGTATATGATACACCCAGGTAGAACTATTCCTAAACACTGTCATCCAGGCGTAGAAATTATTACAGTGCTTGCAGGCGGTGGAATTGTATCAGGGAAAGAGAGTTTATACGGTACCAGTAAATGGTGCGGGAAAACACTAGGATTATCGCCGGGTGAATACCACGGTGGTACCAATCCACCATTAGGTACTGGCTTTGTATTGTATAGTTTTGAAAAATGGTTAGGAGATACTAATATGACTTCTGCGGCTGTACAATGGAAGGGCCCCACAGCAGGTAGTATACATGACTCATTAATAAACAAATATTATCCTGAAGCATTGGTTGAACCGGGTCAAGCTGATATTACTAAAATTTTTAACAAATGACCGCAGTTGCAATACATTAAAAAGCTAAATACTATAATAGGAGAAATATATGTTAATTAAAGAAACAATTTACACACGCCCGTCATTAGATGTAGAATTTTATGATGGTATAAACGATCTGGAATTTATTAAACATTGGAAAGAAACATACAAAGCTACAGGTAAAAATACAGCAATAGCTAGAACATTGTCAGAAGATCAGCTTACCTTAACACATACCTCAATTTGGGAAGATGAAGCCTTTGAAAAAGAAACAGAAACAGATCCTATTTGTATAGCCAATAAACAAAAACGTGAAGCATACAATACTGAACATAATATTACAACAGTATCTAGCACTCGGAATACTATATAAGTGACTGATGTATTCAATTTATCACATATTTTTGTAGTATTTCATCCCGGAGCTGCAGGTAATTTTATTTCTACACTTATTAGAAGTTTGATGCTTCAAGATAATGTAGAGTTATCAATATCATCTAGTGGTAGCTGTCATTTAAATTCTAAAGAAATAAAAGATGCAATTGAATATTTTTCTTGTGGTATATTCTATATACAACAGGCTAATATAAAACCACATACGTTTGATAGACGGGTAGAATTCTATAAAGATAAACTATTATCTTTAAACGAAACCATTACTAAGCCTGTTGTGACTTGGACACATGATTTTACAAACATTCCTCTTTATAGAACATTATTCCCAAATTGTAAAATTTTAGTAATTACTCAGGAATCAATTACTGAAAAATTAGTAATAACATCATTACAGCAAATGAAGAATATACTGGTTGAAGATTTAGTATCGGTAATTCCTGATGAGGTACGTAATTGGTTTTTAAATACTTGGACTGACAGTTGCCGTTCTATGTTATGTTCTATGGTAGGAAATGAACATTTATCATTTATTAACACAATGTTAAATGATAGGTTCAATGCTGAATATAAAGATATCTTAACATATGCATCAGTTTTTAGAATGTTAGATAGATATGACTTGCTCCCGGCAATAGATAACCAGCCATGTGATGATAAGGTTAATTATGTATCATATTCCGGTTCTTTGATAAATTCGGACAAACTACTTATCACAGTAAAACCTTATAATGAATGTATAGATGATAACTGTGTGATTTTGCCATACCGAGTAATTATGAATAATGATACAGATATATTGATTAATGTAATGAATGATTTAATAGGTGAATTGTCAGTAGAGCAAAAGAAAAATATTGTCGAAAAATTACATAAGTATGTGAATAGTCAACCAAAAGAATTATTGGAAAATCCAATTGAATATTTGCAAGTATTAAAACAAAAAGCTATATTATTTTCGGAACATATCAAGTCTAAGTAAATACTAGATGAAACATATATTAGCGTTTTTATTGTTATGGGCAATAAATATACATGCCCAACCATCTAAACCAATCACGTTTGTAGTTACTCATTCTCCCGGTGGCACAACTGACTTACTAGCTAGAGAAGTTATTGCAAATTTAGATATTAAATGGTCACAGCGAATTATGGTTGAATTTAAAACCGGAGCAGGTGGAAATTTAGGTGCAGAAAAAGTAGTAAAAAGTAAACCAGACGGAAATACAATATTGGTGACAGGAGGAAGTCTTTTTGTATCTAATCCTGTATTGTATGAAATGAATTTTGAACCTCTATTAGATTTAGAACCTATTGCAATCATGGCACAAGTTCCATTAGTTTTAGTAGTCCCTGCATCGTCCGATATTTATACTATAGATGATTTATTAGCGTATAGTAAACAGTTTCCTAAAAAAGTAAATCATGGTAGTACTGGTATAGGTTCTACAGCACACATGGCTTCTTTGTTATTTGCACAACATACAGGCATTATGTCTACTCATATTCCTTATAAGGGTTCAGAAGCTGTAGTAGATTTAATATCAGGTAATACTCAATGGATGTTTGCTACCATTCCCGGAGTAATACAGCATATTAATTCAAAAAAACTTAGAGCGATTGCAGTAACTTCTAAAAATCGGTTTGCTATTTTACCCAATGTGCCTACATTACAAGAATCTAAAGTTAATTTAGTAATAACTACTTGGTTTGGTCTATTTGCACCTATAGGTACAGACCCGAGTTACATTAGTGAATTTAATAGTGTTATCAATGATTCAGTAAAAAAATCAACAGACAAATTTTTAACATTGGGTGCCACACCAGTAACAATGACTTCTGTGGATTTTAAAAAATATGTTAAAAAAGAATATGATATGTGGGCCCCTATAATTAAAAAAGTAAAACAAGAATAAATGAACTACGATTTGGGTTATTACACAGTAAATGGACAGGTGTTTACTGACAAGATACATGCAATACTAGAAGCACAAAAAACTTCTGCAAAGATTGACTGGTATTTTTATAAAGAAAAGTTTGAAAAAGCCAACTGGTTGGTTGAACCGGAATTGTCTATTGATACTTTATATAAATTAAGAGCACAACAAATACGAGACACATATGATTACGTTATTGTTTTATGTAGTGGAGGTGCAGATAGCACCAATGCAGTTTGCAGTTTTTTAAATAACGGCATTCACGTAGATGAAGTTGTATCAATGATTCCGGAATCTGGATTAAAAAACTGGGAGTGGAGTAATACAGATACATCAGTTACTAATACTATTAGTGAAACAAAATATGCATTGTTTCCGTTATTAAATGAAATTGCAGTTAAGCATCCTAATGTTAAAATAACAATCAATGATTACTTTGAAGACATTATTAATTACAAAACAGATGAATGGATATATCAAAGCGGTGATTGGATCAGCCCTGTTAGTGCCACTAAAGGAAGCTTAGACAAATTCAAGCATTTGGTTGATATGGCTGAGCAAGGTAAACGTATTGGTGTTGTATGGGGCGTAGACAAACCGTCATTGCGTTATATTGAGGGAGGGGATATAATAGTATCTATACACGACCGATCTGTTAATGTAGGTAGACCCCCATTTAAGACACCTTATCCTAATGTAGACAGAGTGCTTTTTTACTATGCTCCTGACCTGCCAGAGCTTATAGTTAAGCAATGTCATATGGTTTCAAAATATATACATAAAAAAGAAAATTTATGGATATCTAATTTGTTAAAAGAACTTAGTATATATCCTACGAAAAAAGTAATAACAGAAACTAACCAATTTGGACTACCAAAAGTTGACATTATTAAAAATCAACCAACTAGTCCAAAAAGTAAATTTTTTAGAGCAATGAACCCTATACTATACCCGACAACATATGACCATAGTACTTTTCAATGTGACAAGTCTAGTGGTGGATTTATGGGATTACAACATGGTTGGTTATATAAATTGCACTCTGATTCTATGGCAATGCAATTATTAGAAAGCGATTTTAAAGCGTTTTATAGTAAAATAAATCCTATATATCTGACTACAGATCGTACTGGATTTGCAATTCATTCAATGAAATTTAAGATAGGCTCTTACAAACAATTCTTGGATTATGAAACATTACATTAAACTTGATTGGCCGGCAATACCAGAAGAATTAGAAGCTGAATTGATTACATTTGCCAATAGTGCTACTACTATTTGGAAGGGTGCCAACCCCAATTCAAAAGCTGGATATAATCAGTTTGACACTACTACCTCTTTTAAGTATTGGGCATATGCTACCCTACCCATACAACCCACTAGCAAAATTATTATGCAACAGTATTATGGAATCACTCAGGGTAATAAACATGTTGACAAAATTAGAAATTCAACACACAATTACTTGCTATTACCTAATAATGCAAGAACCAGTTGGTACGATGACGCCGGAAATTTATTAGATAGTGTGCAATATTCGATAAGAACTTGGTATTGGCACGACTCTAGCACACCGCATCAAGTTACTAATATTGATTCAGTTAGATTGGCTGTATCAATTTATGAAAGTATTGTTTAGCAGTTTGGGTATGACCGGCTCATAAATTGTTGACAATTGTTTGTTTTTGATATATAATCAACAATGTTTAAGCTAATTAAAAAATTCACAAGACCAAACATAGAGATACCCTTTTACAGGGACGTTAATCCTTTGACAGATGAATTTAAATTAGTGATGAAGACAACATATATTGATACTGGATTGATACTAAGTCAATCAAATGAGTTATCCAAAGACATGCTTACCCTAACTGTCACTATGGAATTCAATACGTCAGATGATTTTTTGTTGATGGCATTTGATAAAACACCATGCATAGTGCAAAATTTTATAAATAACCATGTGTATAATTTAGAAAACAATATAATTACAGAAACTATTTGCGTTGGAGAATAACATGGACTACTTTAACCCGCACTCTAATGATTGGTTGTTGAATAAATTTGAAATTTATAAAACACTACGTAATGAGAATACAGCACGTTATAATGAAAAATACAACGTTCATGTGATAACAAGATACAATGATGTAAAGTCTGCACTAACAGATCACAACACATTCTCCTCAGCTAAAGGAAATTTGATTGTAGAAAGTGAAGATAGATTTAATATGTCGTTGGGCGCAAGCGATCACCCTGTACATACCATCTATAAAAATATTGCCTTTGCCGCATACAGCAAAGAAAACATACAACGCATAAGTAATTGTGCCAAAGAACATACTAAACGATTGCTTGGTAAGGGTACTTTTAACATTTCAGAAATTACAGAAGAAATATCAGCATGGACAATTGCGGAAACACTGAACCTGCCGTGTGATAAATCTTATATCAAAGATTTGATATTTGATATGCAGAGGCATTCGTCAAAATGTGTTTCAGAGAATATTGACAATACCTCTACTATTGAATTTAGTAAATTATTATTTAAACTAACTACATTAAAGCGTACAGAATCCACAGGCTCGGGCATATATCATGAATACATGAATAACAATCCAACCGGTGCAGTAGTAAATTCGTTGTTCACTGGTCCTTGTGTTTCAGGAGCAAGTTCATTAACCGGAGCACTAGAATTTTTAACACTAGATTTGGCTAGAGAAAATCAATTAACTAAGTTAATGGAAGATCGTAGTCTTATACCTCAAGCTATAAATGAATCACTGCGATTTCGTGCATCTACCGGTAGATTTACAAGAACAGTGACTAAGGACATTACACTACATAATGTTAATTTGAAATCAGGTGATAGAGTGGCATTGTGTTTGGAGTCTGCTAACAGAGATTCAAATATCTTCAATGATCCAGAAGTATTTGACCTGCACAGAAATACTAGTAGTCATCTTGGATTTGGGTATGGAGTACATGCGTGTATAGCACTAGCAATAAGCAAAGCAGTAATGGCAGTTTATTTAGAAGCACTATTAGATAATGGCATGTATCGCATAGTAACACCCAATGAAGATTTAAAATTTGTAATGACTGCATCAGGTAATGATGACATGATATCAAATATTATCATAGAGACAATATGAGTTCTGTATTTGACTTAGAGCATATTTTTGTAGTTTTTGCTCCGGGAGCCAGCGGTAACTTCATTGTTGGATTATTGAACAACTTACAATCAAAAAAATTAGACAAACTTGATGTTGCATCTACCGGTAGCACTCATTCTAACAACATAGTGAATAGAAAGATAAGTGGCAGGGACTATATATCGTTGGGTACGTTTGTATCAGAACGTAGAAAGTTTTATTCAGAGGTTGAAAGACTTCAATACTATAAGAGTATGATACAGTCCAATGTTACTGGTACATCTATTACTTGGACACATGATTATAACAACATAAGTGATTATACTAATTTATTTCCAAACTCAAAAATCTTAGTGATTACCGCAGAGACTGAAGAAGAACAATTAGCAATAACATTTATGCATTGTATTAAAAACTTAACAGACCATGATATGTCTACACCCTTCTCAGAAGAAGAATGGCATCAAGTAACCAATTATTGGAATAAGTTGATTAGAATGGATCTATCAACAATTCTACCTAAAGAAAAGATAGATGAGGCTATCAACGACAAAGATGTTATGACATACTTTACTATTGACCGAACATTAAAATTTTATCATTTAGGAGAATACCAACATCTGCCTGTGTTTGCACATAATGGACATTTAAGCCCGACACCGTACAACCTCTCAGAATTTATAAATGAACAATGTACATTGTTGCCCTATAAATATCTCATGGATCATAACTCTGCAATGCTACTAGATAGAATACAAAACCTTATACCATTAAGTGACAACGAACAAAATTATGTTGTTCAACTCTTTGATGACTATAAAAGTAAACAACAAAACGAAATACTAGATTCTCCTCATGAGTATTTGAAACAATTGAAAAACAAAGCTATGACAAAAATAAAGGAACTTACATGAAAAATATTACGTTTGTGATAGGAGTGCCAGGCAGTAGATGGAGTGGTTTTAGTAACCTATTGACACACCTGTCTCCAATTGGAACCTTTGACCTCACTGACCATACTCCTGACAGATTTTACCAACATGCAATACCAGGCAAGACCGCACACTCTGCCCCGGGTATAACACATCAAGGTTGTTACTTTGGTCCTGGAATGGGTCTCGGAGAGAATTGGCACCTAGCTGAAGGAGTAACACGTGAGAACATCCTTCAAGATATTGCTAAAGTATGGGACATGTCTACTCCTGGAAAAAAACTAGTCAAAAGCCATGTACTAAGTCTACATCTACACAAGTTACGTGAAGAATTTCCTTTAAGTGATTTTATATTTGTCACTGCTCCTGAAGAATTCTGCTATAATGCATGGATGATAGCAGGTGGATTCGAGCGCATCACATACCCCAATTATAGTACCTACTATCAAAACCCAACAATAATGCGAGAGAAGTTACATAACGAATATGTGGGCATAGAAGAATACATTCGTAGTAATAGTTTATCTAAATGGGAATACAATGATTTATTTTGGGATGAGCATTTTGGTCTCACACTTAACAGCGATGATACACTAAGCACCACAATACACTCGCACTTGAAGTCACATACGCCTGTAAAAATTACAGTGGATGTGCCCAAATTGTGAAAAAAGTGTTGACACTAATTCACTTCTCTGCTATAATTCATACATGAATTGCGAAAAGGCACAAAAAACAGTGCTTATTTGCAGTAATTTTTAACCAGGACTAAATAAAACACTATGACAAACTTTATTTGTAATATGACGAAACATCAGACGCTAGCGGCCACAATAGCCTTAGCATCCTTTGTACCATCATATCCTACAAGTATTCGCGGCAATGATTCACAAGAGTGGAGCCCGGGGGACAGGTAAAGTCTACACATAGTACACATTTATCGAACCCCTGGGAAACTAAAAAGTCTCAGGGGTTTTTGTTTGTGTTGCTTAAAAACAACAAAGGAAATTTGACAGTAAATGAAAAATACAGTAGAATCAGGTTCTTCTGACAAAAAGCGTGATTGGTTTAGCGATCATGTTTTGACAAAAGAACAGTATGCACAATTGATCCTTAATAAGATTGAACGTGCAAAACTCTATCAAGAGGCTACTAAGAAGGTGCTTGCACTGACTAAGCAAAACTGATAGAAGCGTGAATAGGCAACGAGAGCCGTAATACAGCGCAAAATGTATAGAATGGGCGGACAGTATACATGAACGTGTGGCGATAACGCACTAGTAAGACTACTGGGTAGGGTATCAACCCTATCATGTCGTGTAGCAATACACGGCATTCTAAAACATATTTCCGACCGTAGACGGAGGTGACAATGTCCATTCGGGTGAATGTGTTTTAGAATGCTTACTACAGATGAACAAATCCCTGACCCTTCTGACGGGTTAAGCTGTAGTGACATATTTTATTCCCCAGTAGCACAGCGGTAGTTGCACTTGACTGTTAATCAAGGTGTCCGTGGTTCGATCCCACGCTGGGGAGCCAAATTTAGGTGCGTTCATATAATGGTCATTATCTCGGATTGTCTATCCGAAGACGGGAGTTCGATTCTCCCACGCATCGCCAGTATTTGTTGGGGCATAGTGTAACGGAAACACAACAGGCTTTGAACTTGTTATCCTTGGTTCGACTCCAAGTGCCTCTGCCAATTTTATCTGTGTGTAATGTCAGTCAGGTCAGACGGCTCGGTTTGGAACTGAGAGGTCGTAGGTTCGAATCCTACCATACAGACCACAATATGGGGGCAGTGCTGGGGCACGGGCGGGGTTTGCAACCTTGTTGACTAGATGAGTTCGATTCTCACGGTTTCCACCAGATTTAGGATGCTAACAGCAAAGTTAAAAACTTTTCTTTTGGTGAAAACAAATGCATCCTGTTTTATATGCTCTATTAGTTCACGTGGTAGAATAACGGTTTTGTAGTCCGTAGAAGGCAGTTCAAGTCTGTCATGGAGCACCAAATTTATACTCGGTTCGTCTATCGGTCAGGACGCTAGCCTTTCAAGTTGGAAAGACGGGTTCGATTCCCGTACCGAGTGCCATACAATGCGACCTTAGCTCAGATGGATAGAGCACCAGGCTACGAACTTGGGGGTCAGGAGTTCGACTCTCTTAGGTCGCACCAAAGTTTGACAATAGCCTTCGAGTTGTAAAGACAGGCTAGATTCCCGTCTATGGTGCCAAATATTGTGAAAATAGTTCTTTTGCTCTGTGCATTGGAACAGTTTTATTGTCCATGTCAAATAATGTGATTGACAAGCATTTTTTAACACCCGTATAATTTTCCAATGTGTGTGGTATACCTACTTGTACTATACTGGGAAATTTAATTTCATAACGATATATTTCTTCAACTTCGTTTTTATTATATGATACATAATATCTTGGTAGTAATGACGAATTATTTGGATTAGCGGTTCCAACTATATTTTTTTTATTTTTTGCCCTAACATTGTACCATACCATGTCATAATTAGTATTATATGACCAATTTATTTTAGTTGCATCATAAATTTCAAATCCATCAATGTGTACACCTAATGAGGAATAACCATTGAGTACGAATAATCCGGCTATTTTTATTTTTAAATCTAGAGACTGAAATAATTTTTTTAAATCAGAGTTAATATATTCTAGTGATATAGGAGTCCATTGAGCATTGTTTTCTTGTAAACTATCAATGGATATACCATCAATCAATGGGTTTATGGGTAAAGTTAAATCAACACAATAATCAGTCATTTTGATATTTATGCTAGCGTAACTTGTTGTCTGCCAGATTTTATAAGTTTATGCGAGTAACGGAAAGTGATGCAGAGGAGTTGGAAGTTTGAATATCTTAGGTCGCACCATAGTTTGACAATAAATCACAAGTGTGATACAATACATTTTTAAAAGGAGAACGACATGAAACGTTCAGGTAAACGATAGTGTCATTCTTGACCCCCGTATGGTCAGGGATGGCACGTAAAAGAAAATTATTTACGATCCATCCCTTCGAGATGTTACGGTAGCATACCGGACTCTTAATCCGAGAAGACTCAGTTCGATTCTGAGCGGAGGGACCATATGGGGGTATAATTCAACGGCTAGAATAGCTGGCTTTTAACCAGTCTATCAGGGTTCGATTCCCTGTGCCCCTACCATATAGAAACACATTGCCGTCACGGTGCATACAACGGGCTATGGGTGAGGTAACAACAGTGTGTTTCTATATGGTATAAATATCTATATGATAGTTCAATCAATACACAGCACGATGGGTGTTACTAGTACAGGTTATAAAAACACTGTATACACAACACTTGAAGATCCTGTAACTCACAAAAAAGTTATAGAAGTTGTAGAACGCCTTTATGATGATACAGGACGAATAGAGCCTGACAACACCAAAGGTCGTCATGTAGATACAAAAATATAATTGCCCCGATAACCCAATTGGAATGAGGTGTCTCTCTCAAAAGGAGAATCGTGTCGGTTCGAATCCGACTCGGGGTACCAGTTTTAGGATGTTAACAGCAAATTTTATACACTGAACTTTTAATTCAACTCGTAAAAATACATCCTGTTTTATATTCCCCGTTAGCTCAAAGGTAGAGCACACGACTGATAATCGTGCGACCGAGGATCGTTACCTCGACAGGGAACCAGTTTTGGGATAGACGGTAAGATAGAGTCCCTAGTAATCTAGCATAGTTTTGGTCGGCTATGTGACACCGCACACGATTACATGGTAGTATAAACTCTCTTATTCGAGACAATCTAACAAGGCTTGCTAACAACAAGATAGTTAGGCTCCCGCCTTTATAATGGAAAGTAATGCAGTCGGGATGGTCCGGCGACTAGTCTTGAAAACTAGGTTCTCATGAAGAATGGGATGGGGTTCGACTCCTCTGCTTTCCTCCAAACAACGGTGATATAGCACAGCGGTAGTGCATCTCCTTCATACGGAGCAGGTCGTTAGTTCGAATCTAACTATCACCACCAATTAAACTTCTTTGGTGTGGCCATGTTGTAACGGTTAGCAACAGAGATTGTGATTCTCTTAGTCTGGGTTCGATTCCCAGTGGTCACCCCAAAGAAGTTTAGCCTCATAGCTCAGTTGGTTAGAGCACCGTCTTGATAAGGCGGGGGTCCTGTGTTCGAGTCACAGTGAGGCTACCAAATTTATTCCCGGATAGTGTAGTGGTAACACAACAGACTTTGACTCTGCTATTGTAGGTTCGATTCCTACTCCGGGTGCCAGTTTTAGGATAGCCACAGCAAACAATACCGCGATTGGTTCGCAATTTCTCTGAAAAAGAAACTTAACGGTTCGAATCCGTAAACTTTCTATCCTGTTTTATTTTGCGCTTTAGTGTAATGGTTAGCACACGTAGAAAAGTTATCCTGTCAAGGATACAAACAGCAATCTACTTCATTCCATTGTCAAGGACGAGGTCGGGGTTCGAATCCCTGGGGCGCAGCCAAATTTCGGATGATTATTTCAGCGGTAGAATACTTCGTTGACATCGAAGAGGTCAGTGGTTCGATCCCACTATCATCCACCAAACAAGCCGACGTAGCTCAGATGGTAGAGCGACAGACTGAAAATCTGTGCGTCAATGGTTCGATCCCATTCGTTGGCACCAAATTATTTTGACAACCTAGAACGACCTCTTAGTTCATTGATAACTTGACTAACAGTTCTATCATGAGGTTGCATATATTTCATTTTTGATCCATTGGTTTTTATGATGTGTTTTTTAAACTCATCAACAATGCCAATTGGTACATCTTCAAACCCGCTAACTTTTTCTCTGTTAATTATGTTAGGGAAATATACACTGTATTGTTCGTACTTGTTGCTTAAACAGCTATATACATTTCTATATTGATTTGTTATAAGCTTATGAACATACTCCGATTCTAAACAAGCTAATACTACTTCGGGTCTCCATTGTAGCCAAGCAGTTATTGATTTTTTATTAATATGTCTAACATATTGTTCTCGGCAAATTTCTGCACTCCAGTCAGATACTGCCCAATAATAGTTTGTTTTATCATCTGCATCATTTGCAGGACGCATATTAATTAATGGGTCTCCCTCTCCCATGATGGGTATTCCCTCAGTGATTTCTAAAAACTTACACCCAACTAATTGCATAGGCTTGTCAATTTGACAGCTTTCAATCATATCAGTTGCATCAGTTTCAAAAAATTTAGCAAGATTAAAATCAATTATTTTGTATTGTGATCCTAATTGTTCACATACTTTTATTGCGTGATGCACATCATACTGATTGATATTATTTTCATATCGATAGATAACTACTTTAATAGGATGCCCTATTTCTAAATAACTACGCAATACAACTTCACTATCCATGCCACCTGAAAAACACAATGTCAAATCTTTGCCATTAAAAATTTCAAGCGTATTACGTGCAGTATTGTGTAATTCTTCTTTGTATGTGCCTAATGTTGATATGTTACAATTATAACGGGTGGTATATTTTTTAAAGTTATTTAGGTCTTGACGTCCAAATAATTCATCATCATAGTACCATTCATACCAGTTGTTTAATGTAAATTGCATTGACATATTTATGTGACTAAATATATTATGTTTAAAATAACAAAAGAACAAAAAAGAGTAAACACAGACGTTCCTTTTTATACCGAAATCAATAACATGTATAATAATGAATATGTCAATAGAATATTTCATAATAAATTACTCAAAGTAGAGCAAGAATATACAAAAGATAAATTAATACTGAGCATACATACATATTGGAATTCTAGAAAAGATGCACTAGATTATATGACTGATGTTTTTTGCTACGACAATTATATCATACCTATGATAGTATATGATAGAAATAATAACATAAACACCATCAGTATCAAAACTGAAGTAAAGGATAACATATGACTATTCGAACTTGGAAAAAGTTTGATTCAATAAAGTATTTTGCAAATATTGAAATACCAAATGATTGGGACACTTTAGAAGATTTTGTACAATGGTATGTAGATGCTAGAATGCCATTAATGGTTCCATGGAACGCAGAAGTAATTCACAGTGATGATGCTTCGGCAGTATGTGTTTTTCGTAAAGGCATGTATCAAGTTGAATTCTATTTAGAGTTCCCTCAAATGCAAATATTAGAACATTCACATCCGGATATGGAAGTAATCATTATGCAGTTAGGTGGAGGAAGTTTAGCACCAAAACAAGAAAATGGTACTTCAATGAAATGGGGTATCACTGATACAAAACTAATGCCCGGAGAAGTACATGGTGGAATATCTGATGCTGTAGTAGGTGATGGATTTGTTACACTAGCGTTTCAAAAGTGGTATAAACCAGAAGAAATGACTTCAGCCGCAATACAATGGAAAGGCAAATTACACGGACCTATCCAAGCAGATTTGATACGATCCCATAACGAAAATGCACTAATAGTGCCGGGATATGCTGACATATCGTCAAATAAAGAGTTTTGAAGATAAATATCATTACAATAGGAAATAAATATGTACGAAAACATAGTAACATCAATAAGACCTACAACTGATGTAGAATTCTTTTCAGTCAATGACAGCCAACATGAAGCCTTTAGAACCAATTGGGGAACAAAATATTTATTAACTGGTAAAGTAATGCTAGCAGAAATTGATTTGTCTAGTGACAAATTGACACAGACCATTGTACATGCATGGGATAGTGAAGAATCATTCAAAGAATCAATCGCAGATCCAGTAGTAATAGATTTTGTAGCTAAAAGAGAAGAATACAATAATGCACACGGTATTACTTCTAGCCGAACAGGTAAGACAATATAAATGCGTCTAGGGACACTATATCTTAGCGTCCATCTCAAACCAACAAATTTGACAAATAATCACATTTGTCGTATAATAACACAACGGGTCGTTAACTCAGTGGAAGAGTTCTGGTCTTCGAAACCAGTAGTCAGGGGTTCGAATCCTCTACGACCCTCCAACCGGCACATAAATAAATGTAGACAGTAAACAAAGGAGTATAGTATGGCTGTTCTAGCACTAGACATTTCAGGAGTTCCCCGGCAATGGATCTCATACGATGACGCAATCTCATACCACGCAACTGATTCAGTAGCATGGAGTATGGGTGAAGTTGTGGCTAAGTATAGAGGTGGTGTACGTAATGATGGAACTGAAAGCTACCTAGAATCTCCTTCAATCATTGCGATTAAGGGACATAGCTTTAACCCACATAAGCATTCAACTGTTGCATTGACTAACAGAACCTTGTTTGGTCGTGACCGTTATGTTTGTGCATACTGCGGCGAACATCATGCCAACTACAACAATCTAAGTCGTGACCACATTGTACCTAAGTATCATGGTGGTGAAAACACTTGGATGAACGTGGTAACTGCATGTAAGGAATGTAATAGCAAGAAGGGCCATAAGACTTTGAAAGAAGCACGTATGGAACTATTGTATGCACCTTATGCACCTAACCACTATGAAAACATGATTCTACAGCATAGAACTATTCTTGCTGACCAAATGGAATACTTGCTTGCAGGTGTCCCTAAACATAGTAGAATTTTGTTATCCTAAACATCACATCGACTCTTGACAGAAAAGTTTCGATGTGATATAATCAATCTAAATAAACATACAGTGAGTAACGACACTGTATCACAAACGCCCTTATAGCTCAGTTGGTAGAGCAACTGATTTGTAATCAGTAGGTCCCGTGTTCAAGTCATGGTGGGGGCACCAAGATTTATTCCGCAGTAGCTCAGTCGGTAGAGTAGTTGACTGTTAATCAATTGGTCCCTGGTTCGAACCCAGGCTGTGGAGCCATTCAAATAGTTATTGTCACAGGTTGACAGTAAATCAATATTCTGCTATAATAGAGGCAAGTTAGAAATTTATCTGGGGTTAGTATAATGGATAATACAATCGGCTTCTACCCGATGAATGTGGGTTCGATTCCTGCACCCCGGACCAAATAATCTACATATTTTTTAGGTTAGAGATAAATACTCTAACCGAGGAAACAAATATGTGGAAATGTAAAACTTGTAGCAAAGAAGGTCAAGAACACTTTTACAATAGTCAGGGTTGGTATTGTAAAGAATGTTGGAATGTAAGAACTGCCCAGCGTGGTAAAGACAATGTTAAAATTGTTAAACAAGAATACGGAGGCAAATGTTCTTGTTGTGGGTATGATAAGTGTATGGATGCATTAGAATTTCATCACGTTGATCCTAAGCAAAAAGAGTTTGCACTAAGTAACGGTCGAGGATACAACCTAGATAAGTTGCGAAAAGAATTAGATAAGTGTATTTTAGTCTGTAGGAATTGCCACACTGAAATTCATTATGAAATGAAAACAAAAGTACTACAGCATAAAATTTGACAATAAATCAAGTTGGTGCTATAATACATACATGAGTTGAGAAAAAGACTTTGTTTCAGATAGGTCCACCGCATATGCAACGGCACTGAAACAAAGTTCTTGACAATTAATTCAAATGGTGTTATAATAGACACATAGCAACAAACGATAGAGTAGTTGCAAGAGTTCTTTAAAATTTAGAGAAACATATATCCCTGTTAAGTTCAGGGCTCTATATGAAAATACATTAGGTTATCAAGCCAGTAGGTAACTTAGTACGTGAGTAACTAGCTGACGGGCTAGCACTATTAAGTTACACGAAAGATGGAAACGAAACTCTGGTTCGCACCAAAGCTGAGACGGTAGTCACGCTGGAACAACTTGAACTATAATGTGTGCGACAAACAAGTCCGTGGACGGCACGGTAGGGCAGGATCAAAACTGTTATAGTTGTCAAACATCCTAATGTGTTTTTATATAGAGTATGCTCGGTTCGTCTATCGGTTAGGACGCTGGCCTTTCACGCCGGAAAGACGAGTTCGATTCTCGTACCGAGTACCATTTGTT